ATTGAGGTCATGTATAAACTGAGTTCCAGGGCGCCGTGTAGCACTGCCTTGGGTCTCGCAAATCATGTTATACAGTTTTTTACAGCCATTTTTAAGGCGTTTAAAATCGTACCGAGCATTAAGCTTCGGAGAAATTTCGCCCGCAGTAAATGAATGTTTAAGTCTATAAGCGCCCATTATATTCGTCTACCGGTAGAAAAGAACCTTCTGGATTGACAAAGCTATCGCCCTGTGGACTGTTGTCTGCTGAGATATGATCGTTACTCGTATTCGCGTCTCCGGCCCAGCATTCTTTTACTTCGTTTTTATATTGAGAAAACAGCGAATTTGTTACTTTGTAGTCTTGAGTTATTGCTGGCGACATTTTAACCGCTAACAATGTTGCTGTCAGCATAGCAAACGGAGCAGGAAATTTCGTCGGGTCAATATTTGTGGATGTGTAATAAATATATGCTTCATCAGACTGCTTACACATAAGAGTATCACCGTGTACATCCCACCACTGTTTACTGCCTTTCGGCCATAAATCTCGCACGCGTTCGCAATCTGACGGAAGCTGATAAAGATAATACCCGTCTGGAACTTCAACGCCAGATAGCTTTTGCAAAGACACGAATTTTCGTGCAAACGACCAATCGTACTGGCTAAGCAAGTACTTCTGGACCGGCGTAAAGAACACTTCAGCCATGCGAGCTCGTTTATTCTGCTCGTCGAAAGACCTAATAGAATCTTCGCCTAAAGCAGCTAACGCGATATTGCAAATAGCTATCTTGGACATTAATCCACCTCACGAAACCTGGCATCAAGTATCTGGTCAACAATCTGAGTTTTAGTTGTTTTACTCGTGACCTTTGGCTCTCCGCCTTTTTCTTTAATAAAGTCTACCGCGTCTGCGCGCTTCCATTTTGCTTCGAGAAGCTCGTCTTTAGAAGCTGTCTGAAAACTTACTTCTTCGACTTTTTCGAGCGATTCAAAATGGGTAGGGCATTTCTCAAATTCTCCAACATCACCAACATTGAAAAATTTAATCTTCCCACCGTCTAGCCGAGTTTGACATTGAGTTCTACATACACATTTCATCATACACTCCTAAAGTGGGGCTCCATAGAACCCCACTTATAAAAGATTACTTGTTAGTCTGAACACCCGGCATAGAAATAGCCGCAGAGTACGTACCGCCAGAAGCACCATTAAGTGCGATGGTAATATACTGTGCTACATCTGAAGGCAACTCAACTTCAACAGTCTTTCCGGCCAACGTACACGTATGTGAAATCAGTGTGTCAGAAGTCGAAGAAGTGGTACCATCAGAAATAGTAAAACCTGTCGCCCCAGCCAATGTAGAAGAACCCTGCACCCACACTTTGATTGGGTTACCTGGGCCTGGATATGTGGTTTCCAGATTAACTACTTCAGCAGTGCCATCATGAGCAAGGTCGTCTGCCAAGATTACTTCATTATCCATTATCATTTAAATTCTCCTTAGCTTATTACGGCTTCAGTTTCCAAAATTGCGGAACAGCCTTTTATCGGAGTGCCTCGGAAAGACAGCATCTCTTTTCCAAATACGTTGGTATACCCAAGAGCGGCATTGGATTTTTCTACCGCTGCAATGTCAAGCATAGCTTGAACACCAGGAGACGCATAGAAAATACCTTTGCCTTTGCCTGTCTGAGGTACAGCGTATTTAGCTTTAATCATGGCCTGGTAGAGGGCCTTCATAGCGGTATCATCAGTCATGTCGGACAACTCAATGTTACAGACACGAACGATATAACGCCAGTCTCGAACTACCAAACCCATTTTCCATTGATAGTGCGAACGGTAGCCTTGGAAACGGCCGCCATCATTATCATACAGAGTTACTTCGCCCAAATCGCGTGAGCTAAGTCCGACTTCAGAGCCCTTGGGATAAATACCGTGAACAGTGCTATCGCCCCAACAAATGTAAAAGAGCGAAGTCTGTTTATCACTTGTGGTACCGCCCGCACTAATAATATTTTTCAGATATGCAGAATTTACCTGAGCTTCACGCTTTTCTTCTGGGGTACCGCCGGTATACAATGCCCCGTACCGAGGAGCCAGACCCAGAAATTTCTCAGGATCAGTGTCGGTATCGCCGTAAAAAATTGTTGAAGCCATGGTATTTGACATGCCTTCAAGGTGCGGCGTGTCTTCTGACATGCGAAACTCGGCAGTATTACCGTTAAGAGCAGCGAGGTCTTTATCAACTTCGCCATAATCTTCCAGCATACCAATAGTATCATCAACCTGCTCTGTAGTACTTTTTGTTGGATAAACACCGTAGTTGAGTTTTCTCCAAGTGGGAGAAGGAATACCAGTTCGTACAGTTGTACGATGGCCCGTAGGTAGGTTACCTTCTACTATCGGGATGTCTTCGAGAATCGGATTAAACTCAGTCAAGAGTTCTGCGATTTTCGCTGGGCTTCCATCAGGGTCTAGTCGTTTAGTTAAGTTAACAATGTTCGGAAGTTCATTTCCGGTATAAGGTGTATAGGCCACGGTCGTTCTCCTTTATTACGCGCTCGGATGAGTGTTACCAAATAACACTTGAGCTGCAGATTTGTTTCCTTGGGGCGCTTTAATATTTGATTTAATAAAGCCCCCTTCTTCCATACTCTTTCCTACTTTAAACATAAATTCCAAAACTGCTGGGTGGTTACCATAACCCGACTCGTTCAAAGCTTGTTTCAGTGATCCATCGGGATCATTAGCTGAAAGGGCTTGTTTAGCCAGATTAAGGTTATATTTTGCCTCGTCGCCCCATTTCTGTAAGTGCTGTTCGCCCATTTGCCGTAGATTTTGTGCCTGAGCTTCAGTTGTCTCCTGCATAACCTTACCAAACTGCGAAAGAGACGCGTCCAACTGTTCTTGTGTCATATCGTTGGCTGCGGCCCATTCTCTTACATCAGGTGCTCCTTCAGGCAATTTATAATCAGCAGCTTTTGGTGCCGTTCTTTCTGGTTGACCTTGGTCCCCATCCGAACTTTGTTGACCCTGCGGCTGACTTTGTGAATTCTGTTGGTTACTCTGTTGATCTCCTTGTGGCTCAGTCCCTTGCGGCTCAGTCCCTTGCGGCTCAGTCCCTTGCGGCTCAGTCCCTTGCGGCTCGTTTCCATCAGTACTAAGACTCATTATCGTCCCTCCTACTTAACTTTTGATAATCTAGAAGCAGACGAGGGTAAAGCGTTGCGTCTGCGTCCTCCATAAACTTTACAATATCTAGGCCCACTGAACGACGGCCCTCAAGAAAAAATGTATGATTATCTCCGGTAAAGCAATCAACATTGAGCCCAGTTTGATTTAATATGTGCCATATTACGCGTTTCATGCGGTCTTCTTTCATCAACTCACGTAGATCAGAACACATCAATTTATATTCTTTGTCTTCTTGTGACATATTAATACCCTATGTTTTCAGCAGTTTCTTGGGTCTCCATAAATGTCTTGCCGGCTTCAGCCTGTTGTTTAGCTGCTGAAGCCCGTTCAGAATCTAACTGAGATTGCGTAACCGCATCTTGTGCAGCCATCTCGCGTTGCTGTTCGGCCTTTGCTCTTTCTGCTCGAGCTTTTCGAATTTGATCGACATCCTTAGTAGACCGAAGTACTCCGATCGGCACACCAGTTATATCTGCGTATTCTCTAGTGGCTTCATCAATATCAACATTATCAAGTACTTGTTGGTCAAATTGAGCTGTCTGACCAATAAAGCCTAAGAAAGATGTGATACCTTTCAGCTCCATTTGCCTTTGTGCCGCCGCAAGTGGTGAGACTAAACTGATGTTATATGATCCTGCTAACTCCGCCAATTCGGGACTCAGCGGCTGAAACATCTCATTTCGCAACATAATATTAAAGCCCCGTTCTACGATAGACTGAAGCAATTCATTATGTAATCTTTCAATTACTGGCCCAAGTCTGAGCATCTTCTCCTGCTCTTGAGCATGTACTTGGCCAGTGCGTAACGGTGATGCATTTGGATCACGAGCTGCAGTTAAGAATATGTCATTAAAAAAGTTTCGTTGTATACGCTGCTCGACTCTCTCCATACTTTGAGCGGCAGAACCGTGGTCAAAATTTACTTGATACAGTTGTGAAATTACTTCGTTTACGTTTGAATAATAGTTACGACCACCCGGAAGCGTATTAACTGCGCCTCGCATTCTCGCTGGAACATTAAGCGGTGGATCAATACCTTTATGCGTGGCCATAAGCCCCGCGCGTTCCATTTCTTGAAGTCTTCGAATATCTGGGAGCGCTCGGCTACCTGGGCCTATGCCATAAATATCTGAACCGATCGTTCCCCAACGTGCTGTAGGATATGGATGTTCATGAAAGCCTTTAACTTCTAGGGGTGATTTTTCTTTTGCGTTACTTTGATAGCCTTGGCTTTCAGCAGTTAGTTCATAAAATACCTGAGTATACGGTTTACTGTTATACTCATTTGGGTACACACATTCTAAAACCGTTACCGATACTTTATGTATTCCAGCGTCGTTTTTCTCAACGCGTTTTTTAAGTTCTTTAGAAACTCCTTTGGGGAATCGATGATACAGTTTATACGGAGACATCAAAATTGTTCTATAATATGTATCAACTCGGTCATCTACGCCGTAGGATAACGAGTATTCTCCAGCGGTTAACAACTCAAAACGAAATGGCGTTTTTTCTAAGTTGCTATGCTCACCCATAAATATACTTCCTGTGCCAAAACCGGCGTACTCAGTATAGAAGCTATTTATTATAGAATAGAAGTTAGATGACTGAAACGCCGTATGCAGTCTTTTAGTACAGTCTTGGAGCCACTTTTTTAATGGTTCTATTTCTTTTAAGTTAGGATCAGACCAACTCAAATCAAACCATGGTCTGGCGGGAGACGTAAGACCGCCATGTATACCTGAAGTTAATACGTTTAAGGCATCTTCGCCAATCGTGTTAATAACTTTTGGGCTGGTTAACTTTCGCTTTCTCGGCTTTGCATATGTTTGAAAAATGCCGCGGCCTGGAATCAAGAAATCAGAAACATTTCGCCATTCAGCCTCCCATTCTGATCGCTCTTCCAAAAATTCTTTATGCTGTTGTACCGCGTCTTGATATTTAATAA